GGGTTGTGTAGTTTATAAACAATATAGAGTTAAGAAAGGCTCTTTGAAATGGCATATTAATTTAGAAATAGCCATGACCGAGATAGAGCCCTTACATTGGTTTTACAATATAGTCAAAGTTGGAACAATTCATTATAAAAAAAATCAAGGCTTAGGAAAAAAACCACAATGGAGATGGAGGTGCTCACATCGTAAAGCATTGCAAGTTGCAAAGTTACTTTTGAAATATTCTATTTTGAAAAGAAAAAAATTATTAAATATTGTTAACCATTATCATTTTAAAAAGCCGATAGGTATCCTGAGAGAAAAGTTTGTTTTTAATAATAATAAGAACTAGTTAACCTGTAGCTCTTAAATTTTCTTGTACGTCTTGATATTTAATGGCATTTCTTGTAGACCTGATTTCTCTTTCAGTCTTAACCATATCAACTCCAACTGAACCTTTAACTAAATAATCATTTGACCATTTAGCGTTGAGGTTGTTCAGCTTGTTCAAGAGACGTACTTTCTCTGGACTCATTTAACTCCTCATATGTTACGTAAGTGTGGCCACTGTAGTAGAAGTCTTCGTCCTTTAACTCAACCTTACCCTCACTTACTTTTTTTGTGAAAGCTTTTAAGGCCTCTGAATCATTTTCAGCTACCAAAATATGGGTCATATATTTTCCTCCCACTCTGGCTTGGATCCTATATGCTTTCATATAGTATTATAGGATAATTTTAGAGAAGTGTCTATACTGGGGTCTAATGGTATACAATACCCCTCTGTATGGGTCAGAGATAGCCCTTTTTCTTTGATCTCCATGTGAATGTTGTACACGGCACTCTGCCAGTAAACACTGCAGTCAGCGGGGCTTAAAAGCTGTTTTTTGATGATTTGGCGACAAGAATCAACATCACCAGGGTTGGTATAACACACAGTCCCTATAAGAATAAAAGTGGATATTAATGAGGATACCATTATGTTGTTTTAATTGCCAAACATTTGAATTGTGGGCCTAATAGATTTTTGTTAACCATGTCTGTATTTAGCATATTTTGTATATTTGTCATCTCATATAATGCAGTTTTTACACAGGTATCGAAATTATCAAATATAACGTCATGTTGGACTGGGGGAGAGCAGTCCTGAAATGCAACCGAGCATATACTTATAGTTAAAATAAATTTCATAATTTTGTTGACTTACACACCCATCCCATTATATTGTATGTAATAATATGTTGATCAAGATAAAGAGCTCAAGTCTGTTGTTTCATTCTATCATAAAAAATATGGATGATCGACTAGCGAGCATACCCTCTGTTGACACAGAAGGCTGTGACGTAGAGGACTCTCTTATTTTTGACAGCTGTGTTTCATCATTAGAAAATAGTAATACAAGAGATAAGGATGGTAGATATCACTACCCCATAGATAAAACTCTTGCGATTACTTTGATTTATGATGAACTTAAAACAAGACGTAAAAACAAACAAGGAGAAGAAATGAGTCTAGTAAAAAAAACAATTGAGCTTTTTGGTGAGCCTCAAAAGATAACAAATACACCAAACTATGATGAAGCTTTTAAAGTCATTGAAGAGCAGTTCAAAAATATAATCAAAGTGACTGATGCTACTGGTGAAGTATTGAAAAGCACAAAAGACCTATGCAACAAAACTTTACGTATGTCTGTGGAGATCAGAGATCACATGATAAAATTAGAAAAGAGGATTGATGAATTGGAAAGACAAAAGAATACACGCCATTAATCGTATTACTAATAAATATAATAATGGATCTATGTATATTGATGAGTATGCCAATATACTTAAGTCTAAAGCAAAAAATAAAAAAGAATATAAAAAAGAGAGAGAGGAAAAATGGATATTGCAAAGTGGAAGAGTTTAGCAATAAACAAAGACGACCATACTCTATTGGTTGCACTTGCTAAAACAAAACATAGAGGGCCAGGGCCACAGTTTAGTAAAATCTTTAATGACTATCTAAAATTTCAAGCGAAGAGAGAAGGACTGTCATTAGACGCTTTTAAAAAAAAGCTGTTAAATGGTAAATCAAAATGACAATCGTTGCACAAGACATTGAGAGAATAAACTTTCATCATAAAGGTAAAGAAAAATTTTGTGTGGAGGTTAATCAAGTAACGGGCACTTTAGAGCTTTGGGTTAATGGTGAAAAAAGAAACACTATAGATGTTGAGCATCCGATGCCAAAGTTTGAAGATATGCTGGAGTTTTGTAAAAATAAATTTTTAGAACTTAGATCTGGAGGTAAACAATGAGAATAATAATGATGTTTACATTTCTATTTTTAACTGGGTGTGGTTACACTGTATCGTTAGGAAAGAAATGTACACCTGGACATGATGAGTGGTCCTATGTCTGGTTTTTTGAAAAAGATGGATCACATGACATAAACAAAGGTAACTGTAGGAAAGAATAATGATGCGTTACACATACAAAGTAAGAGAGTTAGGTAAGGATATAGTAGACAACGTTACTAATGAAGTTGGTAAAGATGTTGGAGAGGCGGAAGAGATACAAGCAATGTCTCTTAAAAAATTACAATCTAAACTCGATCATAAGAAAGAATATCATGTGGAGTACACCAATAAAAAAGGAAACTTTATATCTACAATAATAACTGGAAGGGAAAATAAATAATGAGTATGAAAGACTTTAAAATGAAACGAATCAAGAAACAAACCATAACAGTAGAGATAAGTGGTGGTAGTAAACAACACGTTGATACAATGGCCATAGAGCTTTTGTTGTTATTAAAGAAAGAATTGCAGCCCTGGAACCGTCAAGTTAAGAAAGTTGAAGTGAAGAAGAACGGAAGAAAGGTGGCATAATGATATTAAAAAAATTAGTTAAACTATTGATAGATAAAATGTCTTTTGCAGACAACAATGTTTATATAGAACTTTATAGTCATGACAAAGAGAAGGATGATCTAAAGCTTTATAAATTTAATATCGTTAGTGTCGATGAGGGTGGTCATCTTGGATCTGAAGAGTACACAAAGATAGTTGGTGAACTTAGTTCGTGTGTTGAAGTTGATTCTGATTATGTACTATCTAAAGGTAATGAATTAGAATTTGGAAGATTTGTACCTAAATATAAAGCGAAGAAAGTAGAGTTTTTAGATAAATAATTAAAAGTAAGGGTCTCTGACCCTTGCTTAAATAAGTTAAGTAAAATGTGTATTTTTTGTATAGATATGATGATAGCACTTGCAATCGCACTGTCCCTTGGAGCGATTATATTCTTTGTTAATAAATAAAAGATATTTCTCTTTCTTTTTATGTTATTTTTAGTTTGATATTAAACTGAAAATAATTTATGCATCAAAAGATAAGCAAGTCTATTAAGATTTGTAAACACTGCAAAGGCAACGGTTATGTTCGAGGCAGCTCCAAGAACACTGGCACGTGTCTCTTCTGTAGTGGATCAGGCCATAAATATCACGGACCACGGGTCACGGCTGAAGATTACATGACAATAATTGAAAAACTGTATGTAGATAATTATGGCAGCAAAAAGCAAATTAAGAAAAAATCTAACTGACACGTTAAAACTTTTAGCGCGTAAATTAACTTACCCGCAATATCACCAAGTATTAGTAACAATTGATTCAGCGATGTGTGGAGTCGAGTTTGGTTATGATGATACAAGTATATATAAGTTTTTTGCTGACGCAGATGAAATCTATAAAAACAATAACAAATCATCTAAAAATGTTAAAAGTAAATCAGCTGAAATTATTAACTTTAAAGTAATCAAGGGTGACAAGCCTAATGGTTGAAGCGTATAATTACAGTATGAATTACGTTGATGAGTTTCAATCTCTACAAAATATTATTGTTGATGAAAATATTTCTGGCGCACAGCTTACGTCGCTGATTGAAGACGTGCAACAAAATTACGAGGTCGCCTCTCTAAGTCCTATTATCAAACACTTGGAGGCTCCTTACCGTGATTTACTCTCAAAGCTTATTAAAACTTATGGGCACTAAATTAGCAAGTGATCTTGTTAACAGTAACCATGAAAATGCAGAACAGAAACTTTGGCGCCATGTCATTTTAAATGCATTGGAGGACGCAAGTGTTTGTTTGAATGATAGGAAGTCTTCCGTAAACAAATTTGAAGCGCATAATTGGTTATTAAAATCTGATGACTTCGAAACAATAAGTTGGTGGGCCGGATGGGATCCAGAATTAGTTAGAGAACATTATAAAAAAGCAGTAAAAAATATGACAATAACATTTACCTATAAACAGGTAAAATGGCAAAAATACTATATTTTATATAAGAAATTACAGGGTGAAAAAGATATAGAATCTAGAGTTACTTTAAGAAAGCTTGTGGAGTCTGCTCGAAAACAGGTATTCAATGCGCCTGCTTCCAACATTAAGAATTTTTGTCAATTAATTATTTCATAAAAAGTCATGGTGGAATACGGCGAGGATTTCTATCCCCCGCCGTGTTCACTAACCCACGAGGTAAAAAATATGCAAATAAATGCATGATTTATATTACAAAATTAGATGATTAAGGTAAAGTATAAAAAGATAAGGGGCTAGTCTCCCAGCCCCTTATACACAAACAAAGATAAGACGTCTAAATTGTTCGAACAATGCAGTATAACAAATTTTTTCGTAATACCTATAGCTTACAAATAAAAAATATTTATTTTTTTTAAATCAGGATTTATTTTAAGAATTAAGAAAAATAGCATAAATAAAGGATTTTTTAACTATTTCTTTCTTAAAGTTTAAGAATTTTATTAAAATGAAAATATTTTTGACCCCTTTTTTTGCAAATAATTTAAATGTTTTATTAATTTGTAAGGTAGAGGTATTAGTAAATTAAGAATTTTTGATATATTAAATTACAATGAGCAATAGAAGATCTAAAGCAGTAAAAACAATTACAGACTTGACACCTAAGCAAAAAGCTTTCGTTGATATCCTTGTAAGTAATTGGGGTCAAATGTCAAAAGCTGATGCAGTAAGACAAGCTGGTTACGAAACTAAAAGTCCTAATGGAGCTCATGAGATAGGCTCAAGATTAACAAATCCAGATAAAAATCCTCATGTGGTTAGATACTTAGAAACAAAATTATTAAAAGAAAAAAGTATTTATGAAAAAGATAAATTAAAAAGATACAAACGATTTGAATATTTATCTAATAAGGCAGAGAATAAAGGTCAGATAGGTGTTGCCGTAAACGCTGAGTATAGATCTGGTCAAATGGCAAATATGTTTGTAAATCAAACAGAAGTTAAACATGTGGGACTGGAGGGTATGAGCCGTGAGCAGCTTGAGAAACGTCTTGGCGAAATCGAAAAGAAAATCGGAGAGGCCAAGAATATCATTGACGTTACGCCAAAAGAAGCTTCTTAAATCTGGATGGTCTGGATTTATGACTGTATTTCATGAAGTTCACAATCCTGGCTTAAATATGAATATTGGTGATGTAAGGGTAAAAACTAAAAATGATATTACTAAACGTTACCATGCAAAATAAAAACACTATTACTAAAAGTTACTATGTAAATTTAAAACACTATTACTAAAAGTTACTATGGGATTTTTTTATGCAACCAGAAAAATTAACATTAGAAAAAATTAAAAAGAAATACAAACTTGTTGAAGTTCATTGGTATGATATTACAAGCGAGAGCGGTTGGCAAAGTATTGAAGAAGCAAAAAATGTTAAGTTAGCTGTGTGTATAACAAAAGGGCATTTATTGAGTAAGAGTAAAGGCATATATAGAATTTTTGGTGATTATGCGCTTGAAGATAATAAAAAAGATATTGCAGAAATAGGAAATTTAACTATAATCCCAAAAGGTTGCGTCATTGAAGTAAAGGATATTAAAACCAAATGACACAATGTTTGACTACATAATAGCACTTATTATCATATTCATAATAAATCACCCCATTTTATTCGTTGGATTAATTTTTCTTATTCACTTCATTATTAAAAAATTTACTTGACCTTTTTATAATATCTTATAGTATCCCATGTATGAGTAGAACAAATGATATTCAAATGTTTTTACATTGTAAGAGCTGTTTGAATAAAAGACCTGAAAATGTAAGTCCAAGAGAGTGGGTTCATATAGAAGTAGGATTTACTAAAAAAGGATTACAAATTTATTGCGTCAGATGTGAAAAAAATGTTTGTGCTTTAGATTTTTTAGGTCAAAAAGTTGCTTATGATCGTAAGTGGCATAAACAAAGAAAGGAAAAACATGGGACTAGATCAATACGCTAAATTAAAAAGTCAAAAAATTAATTTTGATAAAATATTTAGTAATGACAGCGAACCAAGACAAGACGGCTTCTATTGGCGAAAACACGCAAGACTTCAAGTCTTTATGAATAACCAATGGATAAAACAAAATGAGCATAAATATAAAAAACAGTTAAAAGACGCTTGTAATAGCGAACCTTTTAATATGTCTCATTTAGGTTTTAATGCTGGTGAAATTGTCTATATGACAGAAGAAGTTGTTAAAGACTTGGAAGAGGCAATTAAAAACGACTATAGCGAATATTTTGCAAGTGATGGCTTTTTTTGGGGGCAACAATTCCAAGAGCACTCTGTTAAAGAATACAAAAAACAAGATCAAGAATTTCTTGATTTTTGTAAGTGGGCTTTAAAAAATAAGAAAGTAGTTGAGTATGAGTGCAGTTGGTAAAGGCGAAAAATATTGGAACGAACAGGCAAGGAAATTGCTTGAAGGGAAAAAAATTGTATCTGTAAGATACATGACTAATCAAGAGGCGGAAGAAAATGGAATAGACGCTAAACCTATTTCTTTTAAACTTGATACAGGGGAAGTCGTTGTTGTTCAGTCAGATGACGAGGGCAATAATGGTGGTTCTCTATGTGTAATAAACAAAGGTAAGATAAAAATTATACCTACAATATAGAAAGGAAAAATATGTCTAAAGGTATGCAAATGTATCAAAGAGATCATTTCAAAGATAAGTTGAGAAGAAAACTTGATCCTTTAATTGAACAAGAGGAGTTGTTGTTAAAATCAACAATATCAGAAATGACCGAGAGTGTTGAAAAAACTCTAGCCAAAAAAATAGGCGCAGAGAAAATAATTGACAATCTTGAGAAAGCAGAAAAGGACTTGGAAATAGCAAGGCGTAAAGCAAGGTCATTTTTTGAGACTACAAGTAGAAAAAATAAAACTTATAGAGCAAATAAAGAGTGGTACTCAAAAGATGATGACGACTTCTCTAGAATAAGTGTTGAGTTTTGCCTCAACCAAATAAGAAAATGGGCTAAAGCATTAGCAGAAAAGAGAGCCGAAGAAACAAATCAAGGCAAGAAATTAGGATATTTGAAAAACCTAAAAGAGACTTGCCAAGATCAAGTTATGGAAGCAAATGTTTCAGAAGATTTAAAAAAATCTCTTGATGATATCCTTAACAATGTGGGCTTGACTTGGAATAACAAAGTTATGGCTTTACCAAAATCAAAACAAAATTGATAATGACGCAATCAATATCATGGGCGACAAGTATAAATCGCCCATTGATTAATATTTTATGAAATTTAAAGCAACAATAATAGAAGATATTACATCAGGAACTTTAGTAAAAACTAAAATAATTGAGGCAAAAGATGAAGATGAAGCCCAAGAAATCGTAGAAAATGAGGGAGATGATGACTGGGAATTAGATTACAATGTACAATTTGGGCATGAAAACGAATACTCTTTAGAAGAAATCGAAGAATAATTCTTATTTAAGGGGGTACATTAATATAGCTACAGGCAAATAGTGTACCCCTTGAAATAACTAAAAACTTGACTAGTATTCTCTTATGAAAAAAAGAGAAAGTTTATTGTGGGCAAAGATAAGAAAATTAAAGTTAATCGGTCAAATTTTCCGCATAGAAAGTAATACAATCAATGGAATACCTGATGTTTATTATCTTTGTGAGGGCAAGTCTATTTGGGTTGAGTTGAAGTCAAACGAAGTCAAGGATTTAGGGTTGTCAAAGTATCAAACTAACTGGCATTTAGATCATCAATTACATGGGGGCAAATCTTTTATCTTGCAAGAGACCCTCTCGCAAGGTCTTTTGAAACTTTTCAAGGTGCGTGAGACGAGGCGCGTGGAACTTTTGGCAGAGGGGGAAGTTTCGAGTGCCACGCTTCTTCTACTTTTTGATCGTATGCTATGGGAAAATAAATCAAAATCCTAAAAATCACTATGCAACAATTTTAGAAATCGCCATGCGATTTCTAAACGTTGCTATGCGATTGTTAAACGTTGCTATGGGCGTGTAGCGTGGGGCTTGCTTCACGGCGCGAGCTAAAAGCTCTTATGCAATTTTTTAGAAAAAAAATTGAAAAATAATTTTTTGCGGGTATCTAATATATGGGAGGTATTACCTATGGGTAACTAATCAACCAGCCCAGGCCCTGGCGGGCCTGGGCCTAAGCTTAGGCAAAGCTGTAAAAAAAGACTTGACAGCCTATTAAATCCCATGCTACACAGATACCGCGGCGCCAGCACTCAACCCCCTAGGGTTCGACTCTAGGCCCCGCATTTTGGTTTGGTCCAGTAAGTGGAAAGCGTGCGAGGGTGCACAATCGGCGTCTTACTGGACCGGGCCGTAACAAACAAAGGAGAGATATGACATTATTAAATTATTATTCACAGACTAAGATGGCGAAGGGTGAGCGATTCGGCTATAAGACGGCCATCCTTCACCTGGCACCGTATAAGCTTAGCGGCAAGAATGTTTGTCCAAATGCATCCAAAGCCTGTGCAACAGCTTGTTTAAATACTTCAGGACGTGGACAAATGAATTCGGTTCAGGATGCGCGAATCAATAAAACAAATGCATTTTGGAAGGACCGTCTACAATTTTTAAAAGATCTAGATGCTGAAATTAAGCAATTGAGCAAGCGAGCGGATGCGGCTGGCTTTAAATTCGCGGTTCGACTCAATGGGACGTCCGACCTCCCATGGCATCGATATAAGCTTAATGGCCTGAACTTAATGGATCTCAATCCTGGTGTTCAGTTCTATGATTATACAAAGGTTTTTAATTATTTGGATCATGGTGTTAAAAACTATTATGTTGTTTATTCACACAGTGGAGAAAATAATTCCGAATGCATGCGGGCGTTACGTAAGGGGGTAAACGTTGCCTATGTATTTAAGGATAAGCTTCCTAAAAAATTCAAAGGGCGTAAAGTCATTGATGGCGATAAGCATGATTTGAGATTTAAAGAACGACCGCGTGGCGTGATCATTGGACTGAGAGCAAAAGGATTAGCTAAAAAACAGGAGTCGGATTTTGTGGGATAAATTTTTAGTGGGATTAATTTTATTTGTAATCTATAGACCGATCATGACTATAGCTATTATTTTTCTTATTCACATATTAACAAGATCGTTTTGAAAGTGTTCATAATGGGTTTACTAACAAACAAAATAGCAACATAACAGGGTTATACAGCGAAAACCCAAAATGGACAGTATATAACTTGATTATCTTATCAAGTCCCATTATATTTAATTTATGTTTAATATTCATAAAACACAAACAAAGGGGGTCAAATGAATAACAAACATAAACTAATCAAACAGTTATCAAAAATGACTGTTAATGAAATGGCTTTTAAACTTGCGGAACATAAGCAAGTATTAAAAGACTTTAAAGAAAAAAGCGACTTGCTACAAGAACAGCTCTTAATTGCTGTTGGTTGTGTAAAGATTAAAGAGGATAAAAAAGTCTTTATTAAACCATTAGCGAAGTCGTTCAGTTGGAAAGGCGTCAAGACGTGGCTTGAGGTTGTCAACAATAAAAAAGTTATTTTTGACAGTAAAGCGTTTAAAAATGCTCACGCTGATCTTTACGCTAAGTTTAAAAATAAACCTGTTGACGCGATAACAGTTAAGGCAAAGCGTGAAGAGGAATAAATTAAAAGACCTCAACCCCTCTAAAAGAGGGGTTAAGGTTTTAACAGGTATCAAGCCCTTTAAACTTGATACATATAGACTTGCTCAGGATAACGCTAATATCCAACGCGTTGACGCGCAAGTTTATAAACACTTTAAAATTAAAAAGAAAAAATAACAAACACGCGGGGGCTAACGCCCCCGCTAGTCAATAGAGGTACCAAAAAACTTTGGTTTTTTGGTTTTTTGTCAAAATTTTTTTTTGACAAAAGATTTGCATGTTACTAAGACTATGACTAAATCTTGCAACTCAAATACATGTAGTGTAGTGTGAAACAAAATGGGGACCCGATAGGATATAAAATCTCATGTCTGACACAAATTTATTAACCACAGATCAATTACGATTGAAGGTAGAGAGAACCTGGATAGAACATATTAAATTATGTCAGGACAACTTCTTATATTTTGTAAAAAATGTTTGGCCTGAATTTATTTGTAGAACAGATAAGGACCCAAATAGATGGGGCCACCACCAACACATTGCCCATGAATTTACTGAGATAGCAAAAAATAAAAAAGGTAGGTTAATTGTTAATATGCCTCCTAGACATACTAAATCTGAGTTTGCATCTGTTTACTTCCCAGCTTGGATGATAGGAAAAAATCCTAAAATGAAATTGATGCAGGTATCACATAACGCAGAGCTCTCAGCAAGATTTGGTGCAAAAGTAAGAAATTTAATTGATAGCTCGGAGTTTAAAGAAATCTTCGGAGATGTTAAACTACGAGAAGATTCAAAAGCAAAAGGACGTTGGGAGACCAATCAGGGTGGAGAATATTATGCAGCGGGGGTAGGCGGTTCTATCACAGGACGAGGGGCGGATCTTTTGATTATTGATGACCCACACACGG